TGCCCGTGAACTGCAGCTGCTCAATCAGGTACTCGTGGGCCACCTGGGCGAAGCGGCGGCGCTCCTCCGTGTCCAGGTAGATGTAGTCCGCCCACAGAGACGCCGCCACCAGGCCAGACGTGTTCACGGAGGTGAACACCTTCTTGGCCGCATTAGGGCCGCCATACGTGGTAGAAGAGCCAGTGTAGCCATCTACGTTACACAGGTAGTTGAGGGTCTGGAACTGCACGTTCACCTTCACCTCGTGGTACTGGAGCGCAATCAGCGGCAGCGCCAGGCCAGAGTGGCGGTTGAACCAGAACTCCAGAGGCACATACAGCGTGAACTCGGGGCTGCACTGTACATTGGAGGCCGTGTTGCCCTGGCCACTATTGCAGATACCACCAGAAACCGCATTGTTCACACGGCAGGGGCCGGGTGCCACATCGCCGCAGGTCACGCACGCACCGCCAACCGTGGTGCTATTCGACGACCCAGCCAGCTGCGAGCCCACCATCATGTCATACGCCTCCTGCTTGCCCACGGGGAGAGTCAGCTCATTCCAGATGTGCAGCCAGTCGCCATAGTGCTTGTCGATCAGCTGGCCGCCAATCTCGAGCTCCACGTACTGGATCAGAGCCTGGCCCACATTGTCCACCCACTGGAAGGTCGTGGCACTCGCATCCGGTACCGTATTGGTAGTGCCCAGGATCGAGGCCACATCCACGGAGGGAAGGGTCGCCTGGAGGTACACACGGGAGATCAGATCGCCGTTACGGGAGATCGTGCACTGCACACGCTTGCCAAAGTTCGCCACGCCATTGAACGTCTGCTCAATGGACTCCATGGCGAAGTTGGAGTGGCGACGGTACAGCTGCTTGAAAAAGGTCACCTGCGGGTTCGCCGTCAGGTATACGTCTTGGGCTCCATAGGCTACAAGCTGCATTAAACCACCACCGGACATTGCTTATACTCAACGGTTAGAAAATTTTTTGGCCGGAATCCGGGGAAATTCCTGGGAACAAACTTTAAGTCCGAGGGGATTTATCTGTTCTAGATCCTGTGCGAGATCTCGAATAGATATATGCCGTGTCTACATGGGCGTATACTCGACCCTACACGGGTGACCCTTAAGGTCTGCCGATAGGCAGACAATCAGTTGCTGTATGCTAGACCGGACACATACAGCTAACATCGCACTTCGTGCTCAGTTGCTGTATGCTAGGCCGCCCATGCCACTCATCACACGAAGCACGTTGTAGTTGATCGCATACACGCGCACCTTCGCCGTGTTCGTCATGCCCACCGTGTTGTTCGTCAGCGTCAGCTGGAGGGTCGCCGTGTCAATACGGGACATGTTGCAGGTGCCGCTGGGCTGGTGGTCCTCCGGGTTCAGGGCGAAGGAGTACACGTTGATGCCCACCGCCGGGATGTTCGTGTGGTGCTGGAAGGGCTGGACCAGGTTAAAGTACGTACCGGGGCGCTCGGCGAAGCGGTCGTGGCCGTTCAGCTGGATCTTGGCGGTCACGCAAGGATTGATACCCGCCAGGCCCTCAACCCGGGTAATCGAGTAGCCCGACTCCAGGGCCGCACGGTCCCACCAGTCAGAGTAGTTAAAGGGCTGCTGTCCCTTCCACACATCCACAGACGAGTCGCACGCCACGAAGGAGTCACGCTGCACTACCCACACAATCTCCTTGCATGGGTGGTTGAAGGACAGCTTGATCTTGTTTGCCGACGATGTCACGGACTCGTCACCCGTGAACTGCAGCTGCTCGATCAGGTACTCGTGGGCCACCTGGGCGAAGCGACGACGCTCCTCCGTGTCCAGGTAGATGTAGTCCACGTAGAGAGACGCCGCCACGATGCCCGTCTGGTTCACACGGTTCACGATGGTCTGGGAGTTCGACCAGCACAGATTCTGGATAGAGTTGAACTCGATGTTGAACTTCACCTCGTGGTACTGGAGAGCAATCAGAGGCAGCGCCAGACCCGCATGACGGTTGAACCAGAACTGGAGGGGGATGTACATCGTGTACTCCGGAGAGCAATAGCGGTCCTCGTCCGCCGCATGGGGCTCGCCGCCGGCGCAGTCCGAGTCGCAGCCACCGTTGGGCACCTGCGTCAGAAGGTTCACCATGGTAGGCACGTTGCCCACCATCTCCGCATAACCGGCCTGCTTGCCCGCAGGGCGGGTCAGCTCATTCCAAATGTGGAGCCAGTCACCATAGTGCTTGTCGATCTTCTGGCCACCGATCTCAATCTCCACGTAGCTGATCAGGTTGTGGCCCACCCAGTTCAGCCAGCGGAACTGCGCACCCGAGGGATCCGACGCTGTCAGATTCACCTGGGGCAGCGTAACCTGGAGGTAGGCGCGGTGAATCAGATCGCCGTTACGGGAGATCGTGCACGTCACACGCTTGCCAAAGTTCGCCACACCGTTGAACGTCTGCTCGATCGACTCCATGGAAAAGTTAGAGTGACGACGGTACAGCTGCTTGAAAAAAGTTACCTGTGGATTAGATGTCAGGTATACATCCTGGGCACCATAGGCCACGAGCTGCATCAGACCACCGGACATTACTTATACTCAACCTTTCGAAATTTTTTTGGAAACACCGGACGGGCTTTCCCGATTTCCTGAACTCGTCCAATATAATCTAAAGCCCTTTGTAATAGGTAAGACATGTCCGGACTACAGGACGTCCTTGTCTCTGAAGAATTTAACATGGGCGTACAACAGGTTAAAAAACCCACGACTCTTGAAGCATATCACAAGCAGCAATTACAGGGTTTCAATGACCAGAAAGAGTCACTAACAGACCTACAGAGTCATCTCGCATGTCTCGAAGAACAGCGTGAATCCCTTCCAACCTCTTCATATTTGTCTGATGAATGGCGTCAACTCACGGAACAGATAGAACAACTGCAACGAGACATACGGTCCATTGAGAAGGATGATGCGCGCATCAATTATTTTCTGAGTGTCGGCGACATGGTATTCAAGTATTTTGATGCACAAGAATCACTTGAAGATGGCGCATCGGCACCCAAACAAGGTATAACGGGTCGTACCCCAACGAACTCTGTTCTGAGTTATTTCGGTACTGCAGAACCTTCACAGGCAAAACAGGTAGCATCAAAGAAGGAACGGGCCAAAGCCAGTGTTCTGGATAACACCGACGGTCTTCACCGAGACAAGATGCTCGAAAACTATCTGGCCGTTGTTGATCCCATGGCTATCAAAAGTGGTGTCTTACCAGGTTCTGGAATTGAACCCGGCTGGGGCTGTTGTCCCGCCTGTGATGTGGAAATGACATTTTATCAGAATGAGGCGAAACTCGGCTGTCCCGAATGTGGTTACGAGGATTTTATTCTTGTTGACTCGGAAAAGCCGAGTTACAAGGATCCGCCCCGAGAAGTCACATATTTCGCATACAAGAAAATCAACCATTTCAACGAATGGTTGGCACAATTCCAGGCCAAGGAGAACACGGATATACCCCAAGATGTGATTGATGCAGTGCTAGCCGAGATCAAGAAGGAGCGAATTCGTGATCCGAAGCGAGTAAAGAAGGAGAAGATTCATCAGATTTTACAGAAACTCAAACTATCGAAGATGTACGACCATGTTCAACAGATCAAGAATCGGATTCAGCAGCAAATGACAACACTCGTGTTGAGCCGAGAGAATGAGGAGCGTCTGCAATTCATGTTCAAGGAAATCCAGCCGGCGTTTATCAAATTCTGTCCCAAGGGCCGATCCAATTTTCTGTCCTATCCCTACGTGCTGAGTAAACTCTGCCAGCTTCTGGAAATGGATGAATTCTTGCCATGTTTCCAACTTCTGAAATCCCGTGAGAAGCTGTATCAACAGGATCAGGTATGGCAGAAGATCTGTACGGAAATGGGCTGGCAATTTATCCGGTCTATTTAAAAAAACTCGTTAAATCTTACATGTAAAAATCCGATGAGACGTTAATGACCTGCCCGGACTGTGGCAATGCCCACAGTTTCGTGAGGTTCGGGTCTCAAGGAGATGTAGATCTCGTGTATTCTGCTCCGGCAAGGGCCCGAGAGACCAAAGAAACGGCGCTGACGTTTCAAAAACATACGGCGCACTTGGATCAAATGAAGGGTCGACGATGGGTCTGGATAATTGATTTCGCTAAGATGGAGACCCGGCATTATTCTTCGATGAACTTAACACACAAACTGATAAAGCTCATTACAGAAGAACACTTGGGTGGGCTACAAGCTATCTTTTTGGTGAATCCGAACTTTTGGTTGCGCACGACAATGTCGGCAGTAAAACCCATATTGTCCAAGCAGTTTTATGCTAAGCTCCGTATGTTCGAGGGCACGGATACCGGCCTTCTTCTTGAGCTCGAGAATGCAGGTATTCAACGCAATTGGGTTCTCTGGCTAGCCAATATGTTTAGGGAGAAAGTTTAGGATTTAGATCTATAAGATAACTATCCGTGGTTGGTGTAAAGGGCTGCGAGTTTTTAGCACTAAAAGATCTCTTGATCTTTTTAATAGCGCCATCGTTACGACTACTTCTTATAACTGAAGCAGAATCCACTATAACCGCATGTAATTGCGTGGCTACAAGTTTTGCAAGCTGCACTTTCTTGAACTTTGTCGTATAAAATATCATGTTTAATATTTCTTTCGCATTAGAGCACCCAGATTCAGGGTTTGTCGACCGAAATTCGGTAAACTCTGTTTCTCCTGTTTCAGCATTTTTTATATATTTAATATGATATCCGGGTATCGCTTGTATTTTATAAGGATATTTCTTAATATTTATAGCTAATAATAACATTACAGAATAAAGTTTGGGATCATCCCACAGTTTATATGGTTTCATAAGTTGTATACATTCTTTATTAGTATTCAGATATGAATCAATGCCCGCTGTATTAATTACCAGCTTCTGCAATACACCTAACATACTGTATATTATACCTCCACCCACACCAAAGGTTGCTAACGAACCTATCAGTGTAATACCCATTTTTGCCGCAGCTAATAATATTCGGATTGTCTTTGAAAATAATCCAAGTTTATAACCTATAACTCTGGTTTCAGATTTCAGAGGATAATGTAAATCTACCGATTTATGAAATTCATATCGTTTTATAAAGGTCTCTATAATCCCCTCTTCACCACCGTAAATATTTCCTAATACTGCATCATTATAATAAGGATTGCCGGAATTATCACAGTGTATATACCCAGAATCTGTATTCGTCGGATCTGGTCTACATAAACCAGTTTTGGACTTTTTCAGTAAATTTCTTTGCTGTTTATCCACAACAAACGCATTTTGTGCTGCATTGTCGTCTTCATTTTCTTCGACTTTTTCCAATAGGGCTTCCAGTTGTTCTGAACCATTGACTTGAAGGCCTTTTGATATTTGTGCTTTTAAATAAGTAAATATGCCTCCAAATTTGTTGGTAAGGCCTATTAATTGTAATACAACAGGCGATAATTCCGGAACTTTTACAGGTTTACCCGTATTTTGTTCTTCTCTAAGAGCCTCTATATATTGTCTCCCAATATCTCTTAAAAAATATTTTGTTTGTGGATTACCCCATAACTCTATTAATTGATTGAATAACGTTGCGTCTTCGCTTTTTAGCTGTACAGGTGCGCTAGACAGTGGGTTTTTTTTGAATAATGTAAACATGCCACCTTTTTGTCTTCTTGTTTTTCTTATGAACCTTTTTCTACGATTGATTCTTCTTGTTATAGGCATCTAATTATAAGAAATAAGTTTATTATCGGAGAGTGTCTCGGTGGCTTACCGGTAACCAAAGTTGACAACGGCCAGATAACATAGAATATACCAGCAATGCATGTTCCAATTGTATACGGCAAAGAAGAGAAGACCAAGGCCGTCTATGACTTCCTTGTAGACCCTACGAAAAACGTGTTGATCTTGGCTGGTCTCCAAGGCGGCGGTGAAGGTAAGACTGCTGCAACAAACGAGGCTGTTCATCGATGGATGGCCGCCATTGGTGAGGAAAATGTCAAACCGCTTAGTATTTGCGAGGGATCGGGTCTTGGACACAACCAGGCTTATATGGATCTTCGCACGTGGACAGTGAAGATTATTATGCACACCAATATGTGGAACGAGAAATGGATTGATATTGGTCACGAGATGGGCGCACAGACCTATCTATTTCGCAGGATCCTTGAATAAAATTACACCTGGGACCTATAGATGTCCGGGTGTCCCTACAAGAATATATTCGGGGCCCCCGGAACTGGAGCCCACAGTTACCGCCTGTTTGATATAGCTGTCGTAGATGTGGTTTTAACAGTACTGGTGGCGTGGGGTATTTCATGGTGGTTTGACCTGAAATTCTGGCAAGTGTTGGTGGCGGCGTTTCTACTGGGAATCGTGGTACACAGAATCTTCTGCGTACGAACCACCGTTGATAAAATGTTGTTCAAAACTTGACGAGGGTACACAGCCAGCCCTCATCATTGCGGCCTCCCCCCAATCCCCAGGAAGGTCTGCATCGGTCCAGAAGTTCTGGTGTCTTTGACACCCTTGCTACTGGACCCCGCTCGCCGCAGGCGAGCATCGGTCCAGTAGCTCAGTTTGTAGAGCGTGGTGCTTATAGTTTCCAGACTATATTTAATGCACTAAGGTACGCCAAGGCCGCGGGTTCAATCCCCGCCTGGACCACATAGCACCAATAGTTTAGTGGTAGAATGAGGGATTTCCAATCCTTTGACCCGGGTCCGATTCCCGGTTGGTGCATTTACACCCCTGTGGCGCAATGGATTAGCGCACTCGACTTCTAATCGAGAGGTTGTGGGTTCGACTCCCACTAGGGGTATTTTTGTTATAAGCCCAGATAAGCTATTGTTTATATCTTATCAGGGCTGTTGTGGGTTCGACTCCCACTAGGGGTATTTTTGTTATA